GACGGTTTCATTACGGCAGGGGAATATGAATTTGGGGTTATATGGCGGTCGTGTCAAATACCCCTGATTGTGGATGGAGGCGGGGCAGACGAGATATCGGTCAGAGACAATGGATGCCTGATTGTAAAATCCACCTCGAAACCCTTGAGTTTGTATCATCCTGTTGGCGGTGTGTATGATATTCTGCTATTCGATGGCCATCTGCTTTACTTGGATGGCGTAACCGAGTTGATTCGGATTGCTGGCAACAACGCCACCGCAGTTCTCAAAGGTGGAAGTATCAATCTGATTAACAGCATGCAGTTTACGGAAAAAACAAATTCTGCCCCGCATATTGACCTGTATTGTCAGCCGGGCTGGTCGTGGCTTGACGGCGACCCGATGAAGGGCATCCAAGGGAACTGGATAAATGGCTCACCATTTGAAATAGAATTTAGCAACGATCCAACCTATGATCCTGTTTATACCAATATTAACGTCATCATTCCTGAACCGGCCGCAGTGGTGCTGTTTGGTATAGGCAGCATATTGCTTCGCAGAAAAAAGTGAGTTGACCCTTATAACGAGGGTAGACTGCTTGCGGGGTTTTCGGCGGTCTGCTGATTCGCCGCAAGAAGTAGTCAACAATCCAAGGGCCTCCGCTTTCGATAAGCGGGGGCTTTTTTATGCGTTTTGCACATGCTGCAAAGTCCTTCTGAGCTAGTTTTGGGGTTAAAGAACAGCCCTAGAAGGCCATGATCAATCTTAACTTTTCCTTTCATGTCTACCGGTGTAACCATTTTCAAAACCAACCATTTTTTCATTGGAACCCTTCCGGTTTTCGGTCATAATCGGATATGACAACTGAATAAGGCGTTGGGCTTGCGACTGATCCTCGCAGGTAAAACGAAAGATAACAAGGCCGTGTGGGGCCACACCCCCATACGGCCTTTTTTTGTTGGCCAGCGCCTGGTTGTCTTTGAGCGGGATAGAGCAATTGGTGAGCTCGCGAGGTTCATGCCCTCGAGGTTGAAGGTTCAAGTCCTTCTCCCGCCCGTATGGCTGAAGACTTGAAAAATTCGATTCAGGAGAATGCCAGCGGCCCTAAGCGAGCCGGCGGGGATGGCGTCTTAGTTGAGCAGCATTCGCTGACGGACCAAATTGCCGCCGACAAGTACCTGCAGTCCAAGCAGGCCGCGGCGACCAAGGGCCTGGGAATCAAGATCCTGAAGATTTCCCCGGGAGGGACGAGCTGATGTGGCCGTTTAGGACCAAAACCAAGCCTGCCCGGATCTCGCTGCCGGTGACGCTGCATGCCAAGTACGATGCGGCGCAAACCACCCGCGAGAACCTTCGCCACTGGGCGATGGCCGACGGGCTGTCGGCCGATGCGGCGGCTTCCAGCGATGTCCGCAAGACCCTGCGTCAGCGGGCACGGTACGAGGTGTCCAATAATTCCTATGCCAAGGGGATTATCCTGACCCTGGCCAACGATTGCGTGGGAACCGGCCCCCGGCTGCAGGTTTTGACAGAAGATGATGCCTTCAATCGCAAGGTCGAGGGGGCCTTCAGCCTGTGGGCCCAGCGAGTAGGCCTGGCAGCCAAATTACGCACCATGCGGATGGCCAAATCCACCGATGGAGAGGCCTTTGCCATCCTGACGGGCAATGGGGCTATTCCCGGCCCGGTCAAACTGGACGTGCACCTGGTGGAGGCCGACCGGGTTTGCACCCCGCACCTGAAGTTGATGGACGAAAACACCCTCGACGGCATCGAGCTGGACGCGTTCGGCAATCCGGCCCGCTATTACATCCTTCGTTACCATCCGGGTGACCTTCGGGCCACCCTGGATGATTTTGATAGTATCGGTGCGGATGCGGTCATTCACTGGTTCCGGGCGGAGCGTCCCGGCCAGCATCGGGGTGTGCCGGAGATCACCCCCGCCCTGCCGCTGTTTGCCCAGTTGCGGCGATATACCCTGGCGGTCCTGGGGGCCGCTGAAACCGCCGCCGATTTTGCAGCGGTCCTGTTTACCGATGCCCCGGCCAATGGCGAGGCGGCCTCGGTCGAGCCGATGGACGTAGTCGAGCTGGAAAAACGCATGGCCACCGTCCTTCCGGATGGCTGGAAGCTGGGCCAGATCAAGGCCGAGCAGCCTGCCACCGCCTATGGAGAATTCAAACGGGAGATCTTAAATGAGATCGCCCGCTGCCTGAACCTGCCCTACAACATCGCCGCGTGTAATTCGTCGGGCTACAACTATGCCTCCGGTCGTCTGGATCACCAGACATACTACAAATCCATTCGGGTCGAACAGGCAGATATGGCATCGGTGGTGCTGGATCAGATCCTGGCTGCCTGGATCTATGAGGCGATGCTGTCCAGCGAGTTTGCCGCGCTGCGGACCTTATCCAACCTGCCGCACCAGTGGTTCTTTGATGGGACTGAACATGTCGACCCGGCCAAAGAGGCCAATGCCCAGGCCACCCGGCTCCAGTCCAATACCACCACCCTGGCGGCTGAGTACGCTCGTCAGGGCAAGGACTGGGAGACCGAGCTCCATCAGCGGGCCAAGGAAAAGAAACTGATGACCCAACTGGGCCTTTTAGAAGAAACCACCCCCCTAACCGTAGAGGACGACGATGAAGAAGAATAACCTTCCCGAGACGATTCACTTTGAATGTTCCCTGACTATCGAAGCAGCGGGTGATGAGAAGCAAGTTCCGCAGTTTTCGATGGTGGCCTATACCGGCGGGCCGATGAAGATCGCCGGTTTTACCCATCCGGTCGTGGTGGACCTGGAGGGACTGGCCATTGACCGGCAGAACATCCCCATCCGCCTGGATCACAATCCCAAACAGGGGGTCGGACATACCCATCGGGTCGCGATCGAAAACGGGCAGGTGGTCGCTGAGGGTTTGATCTCTCGTGATACCAGCTGGGCCCGGGATGTGGCCAACAGCGGCTCTCGGGGGTTTCCCTGGCAGGCCAGCATCGGGGCGGACATCCTCGAGGCCGAGTTCATTCCCCACGGCAGTCAAATCCAGGTAAACGGCAGGACCTTCGATGGTCCTTTGTATGTCATCCGCAAATCGATCTTGAAGGAGATCAGTTTCGTGGACAGCGGCGCAGATACCCACACGTCCGCTCAGGTAGCGGCACAATTTGATGAGGACAATCCAATGAAAAAAGAAACGACAGAAAAAGAACAAACAGACCTCCAGCCAGAGGGTACTCCCCAGCCGGCCAAGACGCCGGAACAAATCCAGGCCACGGCCGATCCGGTCCTGGAGATCCGCAAACAGGCGGCCGGCGAGACCAAACGCATCCAGGCCATCCGGACGGTCTGCGATGGCAAGTTCCCGGACATCGAGGCAAAGGCCATCGAGGAGGGCTGGGATGTCACCAAGTGCGAACTGGAGGTCCTGCGGGCTTCGCGTCCCAAATCGCCGGCCGTCCATGTGCAGCGGTCCAATAGCGAGCCGAAGATTTTTGAAGCCGTCGCCTTACTGGCGGCCGGCATCCCGGATACTCGCATGCAGGCGATGTATGATGCGCCCACGCTCGAAGCAGCCGATCGCCTGCGCGGCATCGGTATCCAGGAATATTGTGAACGCATTTCCGGTGCCGGCAGCTTCCCGCGCTTCCGCCGGGATGCCTCCGGATGGCTGCAGGCGGCCTTCAGTACCACCTCCCTGCCGGGCATCCTGTCCAATGTGGCCAACAAGATGCTGCTGGAAGGATACAACTACATCGAGGATGCCTGGCGGCGGATCTGCAAGATCGCCAGCGTCAACGATTTTAAGGAGCATACCCGCTATCGCATGACCGGCAGTTTCAAGTTCCAGCAGGTCGGGGCCGATGGGGAGCTCAAGCATGGCAAGCTCGAAGAGATGCAGTACGGCCAGAAGGCCGACACGCACGGGATCATGTTTGCCCTGACCCGCCAGATGATCATCAACGATGACCTGGGCGCCTTTGCGGACATTCCCCGATCCATCGGCATGGGAGCCGCTGAGGCCATTGCCGATGCCGTCTGGGGATTGCTTTTGAGTAATCCGAACAGCTTCTTTTCGACTGCCCACAAGAATTACCTGGAGGGGGCCGATACGGCCTTAAGTGTCGATGGCCTGACGGCGGCCGAGATCTTGTTTGGGGAGCAGACCAAGCCCAATGGCCGTCCTTTGGGGATCGGGCCTACAATCCTGCTGGTGCCCATCGCCCTGAAGGTGATTGCCGAGCAGCTGATGAAATCCGTCAACCTCAATGAGACGACCACGGCCAACAAGCCCAAGCCCCAGGCCAATCCGCATGTGGGCAAGTTCGAGGTGGTTTCCAGCTCCTATCTGAGCAACCCCTCGTTTCCCGGCTATAGCAGCAAGGCATGGTATCTGTTCGCCGATCCCAACCGGCTGCCGGCCCTGGAGGTGGCGTTTCTCAACGGCGTGGACCGCCCCACCGTCGAGAAGACCGATGCGGACTTCAACACGCTGGGGATTCAGTTCCGCGGCTATATCGACTTCGGCGTGCGGGAGCAGGACTTCCGCGGGGCGATCCGCATGAAGGGCGAGGCATAACCACTAATCTTAGCACAGGAGATCAACTATGAGTGCACGATTTGTTCAAGATGGAAAATCCATCGATTACACACCCGCAGCGGCCGTAACGGCGGGCGATGTGGTGGTCCAGGGGGACCTGATTGGCATTGCCAATCTCGACATTGCCGCCAATCAACTGGGGACACTGGCGATTGAGGGGGTCTTTGACTTCCCCAAGGCCACGGGCACCGGCAGCAGCATTGCCGCAGGCGCCATCTGCTATTGGGATGCAGGCGACCAGCAGGCCAAGACGGACTCGGAGACCGGGGCCAATAAGAAGCTCGGTAAATGTATCCAGGCCGCTGGGGACAGCGATACCACGGTGCGGATCAAACTGGATCAGTGATATATGGGCGATCTCCTCAAAAGCGGACTGCAGTTCCTGGAAAGTCAGCGGCAGCAGCACATGGCCCAGGAGGTCACCTACAAACGGGGCAGCGATTCGGTTGTCGTCTTGGCCACGTTTGGAAAGACCACATACGAAGTGGAAGAAACCGAAGGCATCACGGTTGGGGCGGAGGTCATTGACTTTCTGATCGCCGCCGCCGCTCTGGTGATCCAGACCCAGCTGATCCAGCCCAAACATGGCGACCAAATCGTGGTGGCCGGCCAGGGGACCTATGAGGTCCTGGACCTGCCGGGCGCCGGGTGCTGGAGGTACAGCGACCCGTACCAGATGACCTATCGAATCCACACCAAGAAGATTACCTGATGAGGACACCATGACCGACAAGACCGAAACTACCTGGCAGAAACTAACCCTGACCGTCCTGGGTCTGGCCACGACGATCCTGCTGTTTGCCTTTGGGTCTCTGGAGACCCGCAAGGTCGATCAGAGCGCCTTCCAGGTCCATAGGGAAAACGAGCGGGAGCAGTTTCGGCGGATCGAGTCGTCTCTTTCCAGGATCGAAGAGAAGGTCGACCAGCTGATTCTTTACCAGCAGGCATCCCAAAAGCAACTCAACAGAGGCCAATGATGTCTATCGTCAATCCGAAACAAATGGCTGATGCAATCTCGACCCTTCTCAATGGGACCAGTTTCAGTATCCCCTTTGAAAGCCAGGTCCTGCTCAAACCCCTGTTTGACCTGACGGAACTGGGGGATCTGAAGGTCACGGTCGTGCCGGTCTCCCTGGGCCTGGAAAAAATCGCTCGCGGCATGAGCTCCGGCCAGTATGAAATCGACATCGCCATCCAGCAGAAACTGCCTGCCGAGGACATGGATGCGGTCATCGAGTCCCTGATGGAGCTGGTCCTGGAGATCGCCAGTTGCCTGGCCAATAGCCCCATCGAATATGAGACCGGCAAACATACAACCGCTATAAAGACGGAGATCAAGCCCATCTATTCGATGGAGCACCTGGCTGAATACAAGGTATTCACCAGCGTGGTCACCGTAACCTGCAAAGTCACGTAAGGAGAACTATTATGCGAAAGATGGGGAGGATCCTGTTTGGCCTGCTTCTTGAGGAGATCTACTCCGGATGGATTGGCGGGGTGACGCTATGAATAATTTGATTGCGCGAGTCATTTCTGTTACATCCCAGTACCAGCCGCTAGCGCCGGGGCGTCTGGTAGCGACCATTACGCTTTCAGCGCCGCCGGCCAATAGTCATCCGGTCTATCTGCAGGGAGATACCGGCCAGGACGTGCCGCTGGTGCCGGGGGAATGGCATATCTTCCAGCGGGTGAACCTGGCCGAGATTCGCCTGAAAGGAACGGCTGGCGATAAGGTCACCGTTGTTGGGGGGACCTGGTAATGCCGTATATGCCGCCAACTCAATCGGGTTCTTCTGTGCCCACCGGGACGATTGTCCTGTGGTCCGGGACTGTTGCCACCATTCCTTCCGGGTGGTTTCTGTGTAACGGTCAAAACGGCACACCGGATCTGCGGAATCGGTTTGTGGTCTGTGCAAGCGGCGATTACGTCGGCGCTGCGGTCACATCCATCCAGGGCGGTCCAGCCCAGTATGGGGGCAAGAACAAACACCGGCACACCTTTAGTTTTTCAGGCGGCGGCTCATCCGGAGTGCCGGTCAGCGGCTCAATCAATGTGCAAAGCGGAACTGGTGCTACCGCGTATGGATCGACTCATGCCCACAGTTTCAGTTTCAGCGGCGGCGGAGCCACAGAATATCCATCTGAGGAGGGAGAATCGTCATCGCTGCCTCCCTTTTTTGCCCTGGCCTATATCATGAAAGGATAATCCGCTATGATTCCCCTGGCCAGGACCAAGCAGTTGTTCTTTGACCGCAATGCCGTCACCAGTGCCCTGGATAAGGGAACCCGCCAGGTCCTGTCTCAGTTCGGCGCCCTGGTCCGCAAGACCGCCCGCTGGTCGATCCGCAAGCGGAAGAAGTCCTCCTTGCCCGGCCAGCCGCCGTCCAGTCATACCGGGCTCCTGAAGCGGTTTCTCTTCTATTCCTATGACGACTGCCGCAAATCGGTGGTGATCGGCCCGGCCAAACTGAATGCCAAGAACACCGGCGCCCCAGAGGTCCTCGAATACGGCGGCACGGCCCTGCTCCAAATCGGCAAGGACAAAAAGAAGATCCAGATTGCCAGCAGACCTTATATGAACCCGGCCTTCGAAAAGATCAAAACCCAGCTGCCTTCTTTGTGGCGCAACAGCATTACTCAATAATAGGAGATTCTAATTATGGCAACCACGTATAAGCTCGGAATGGATGCAGTGATCCTGTACCAAACCCCTGCGGTGGACAATCCTTCGACCCTGACTCCGTCGTCCATGACGGAGCTGACCAACGTGCGGGACGTGACAATCAATCACGAGACCGGCGAAGCGGACGTGACGACGCGAGGCAACCAGGGCTGGCGGGCCACCGCTGCCACACTCAAGGAATGCACGGTCGAGTTTGAGATGGTATTCAAGCCCTCCGATGCCGGGTTTGCCGCCATCAAGAATGCCTGGC